ACTGACATCAGTTCGTTCGTGATGACGTTCATGCTGCCGGACGGCAAAAAACGCTACTTCGGCAGGCATTATCTGCCGGAAGACACCGTTAAAAAACGTACTGAAAAAAGCAATATACCTTACGACCAGTGGGCGCGCGATGGCTGGCTGGTATTGACGCCGGGAAATATCACCGATTACAACTTCATCAAGCAGGACATTCTCGATTTCTGCGAGTTGTTTGATGATATCGAGATCGCCTACGACCGGTTTAACGTGTCGCAGCTGGTGAACGACCTGGTGGCGGAAGGTGTCCAGATGGTCGAGTATGGCCAGGGTTACGTGTCGATGAACCCGGCCCTGCGCGAAATGGACCGCCTGTATCTTACCGGCGAATTTGAACACAACGGCGATCCGGTGTTGCTGTGGTGCGCATCGAACGTCGTGGCACGCAAGGATCCGGCCGGCAACATCAAGCCGGACAAGGAAAAATCAAAAGACATGATCGACCCGTACGTGGCACTGGTGATGTCCGCTGGTTTGTGGCTGCAAGATGAAGGCTCGGGCGGCACCATTTACGACACTGAAAAACTACTGGTACTCAACTGATGCCTGAAAATAAAAAATTCAAAAGTCCGATCAGTGCCACGGATATTTTCTTTTTTACCGGACTCGGCGTGTCCACCTTCGGGCTGTTTGAAGTCAGCGGGCCCTGGGCATGGGTGTGGTGTGGCGTGTGGTTGCTGCTGGCCAGTTACCGGGCACCGGGTTGATGGGAATACTGAACACGTTGCGCGATCAACAGATCTGCGCCGCCACAAAATCATCCAGTCAGCATCCTGGCGATCCGGTGCTGGTGGAAATGCTGAGTGGCGGCATGCGCACCAGCTCCGGGCAGAACGTGACGCCGGACACCGCCCTGCGGCTGGCTGCAGTCTACGCTGCCGTGCGCCGGTTATCGGAAGGCGTAGCCATGCTGCCGCTGGATTTGTTCCGTCATCTTGGTGATGACAAAAAAGAGAAAGCCAAAAACCTGCAGCTGTACCAGTTGCTGCATACGCAGCCGAACGCCTTTCAGACCTCGATGGAGTTCCGCGAGTATTGCATGGCCGGATTGACGCTGCGCGGGAATGCTTATGCCTACAAACAGATGTCGCGCGGTGGTTTTATCGAGTCATTGAACCCGCTGCCACCGGACAACATGCGGCCGTTCTGGGTGAACCGCCGGCGCGGGCAGATGGCCTATCGTTACACCGATCCGGACAGCGGCGGCCAGGAAATATTCTTGCCCGGTGAAATATTTCATCTGCGCGGGTTGTCGGTGAACGGCGGATTGAGTGGACTGAACCCGATCGAATACCATCGGGAAACGGTCGGTCTCGGCCTGGCTATGCAGGAATACGGCGCGAAGTTCTACGCCAATGCCGCGACACCGTCCGGCATCCTGAAGCATCCGAGTCATTTCAAGGACGCGGGAAAACGCAATGAGTTCCGGCGCAGTTTTATTGAGCAGACCACCGGCATCGACCGTCATGCGCCAGTGGTACTGGAGGACAACATTGAATTCACGGCACTCGGTATCAACCAGAAAGACGCGCAATACGTCGAAGGCCGGAAATTATCGGTGACGGACATTGCCCGCATGTTTCTGGTGCCGCCGCACATGATCGGTGATCTGGAACGTGCCACGTTCAGCAACATCACGCAGATGTCGCTGGAATTTGTGATCTATTCGCTGATGCCGTGGTTTGTGCGCTGGGAGCAATCCGCCGCGCGTGACCTGTTCGTCACCCGCGAAGAAAAAGAATCATTGTTCATCAAGTTTAATGCTAATGGATTGCTGCGCGGTGACATCAAGACCCGGTTCGAGGCCTACCGCATGGGCATCCTCGACGGTCACATGACGCGCAACGAAGTGCGGCTGCTGGAAGATTTGAACCCCGGGCCTGAAGAACTGGATGAATATTTACAGCCGAGCAACATGGCTGAGGCTGGGGAGACGGGATCTAGTGCAGCGGAACCCGCAAACAGCCGCGAACAGCAACTGACGGAAGCCGCGGCCAAACGCATCGTCAATAAAGAATACAAGGCGGTGCGCAAACTGTTTGAAAAGAACACCACGCCGGCGGCACGCAAAACCGCATTTGCCGGGTTTTACCAGGAGCATGAAAAGTTCGTGGCCGATGTGCTCGGCGTGACGGACAAGGACGCCGCCGATTATTGTGCCCGCAGCATCGACCGCTGGAACGACACCATCGAAGCGGAAGGCGACGTCAGTGGCCGTTTTGAAAACGTGCAGTATCACCAGTTATTAATCACCGCAGCACTGGCTGCAAAATGAGAGGGCCGGACATGAAACAATTCTGGAAAATGAAAGCGCTGGCGGATGGCGAAGCGGAAATCCTGATTTATGAATTCATCGGCGAAGATTTCTGGTCCGGTAGAGGCATGGACGCAAAACGCTTTTCTGACGAACTGAAGGCCCTCGGCGATATCAACAAGATCATCGTCCGCATCAACAGCCCGGGCGGTGACGTGTTTGACGGCAACACTATTTACAACATTCTGAAAGCCCACAAGGCGCAGGTTGAAGTCCGCATCGACGGCATTGCCGCCAGTATCGCCAGCGTGATTGCCATGGCCGGCGACAAAATCATCATGCCGGAAAATGCGATGATGATGATCCACAATCCCTGGGGCTTCGCCGTCGGCGATGCTGCCGAAATGCGCAAGATGGCGGATGCCCTCGATAAAATCCGCGGGAGCATTATGGTCAGTTACCGCGCCCAGACTAATCTGGATGAAAAGAAACTTTTCGAAATGATGGACGCAGAAACCTGGATGACGGCCGCCGATGCTGTCGCACTCGGTTTTGCCGATGAGATGATTGAATCGGTGAAGGCCGCGGCCAGTTTCAAACTGGACTATTTCAAAAACGTGCCGCAGGCATTAAAGGACCCGGCGCTGCCCACTGACGACGAAGAAATGAAACGCGTGGCAGCGCACCGCCGGCGCACGCTCGAATTACTCGCAGCAGAAATTTAACCATTCCCTATAACCGGAAACCTTCGGCATCATCCTAAGATGATTGCTGCGGGTTGATGTTGGCTGCTGACTTCCGAAGAAGTTGACGCTAAATAGATACCATTAACTCTATTCTGGAGGATTTAAAAATGAATACCAATGAATTGCGCCGTGAGCGTAAAAAGGTCGTGGATCTCGCGCGTGAAGTGCACGACAAGGCGGAAAAGGAAAACCGCAACATGACCGCTGAAGAAGACGCCAAATATAACGATCTGATGGACAAGCAGGCGGAATACCAGACCCGTATCGAACGCGCGGAAAAACAGGAAGCGCTGGACAAAACCCTGGCCGCTGGCATCGACCCGGATGCGCAGCCTGAGACACCGGCAGCAACGATAAAAAACCGGTTGCAGGTGGCAGACCGCCGCCGTGCCACGCCGGAATTCACTAATGCCTTCCAGAAACTGCTGGCAGGTCGTTCGCTGGGCGCTGACGACCGGCAGATTCTGAATGCCCTGCAGGCAGATAATGACGAGGCCGGCGGTTATACCGTGGTGCCGGAAACATTCGTAAACATGCTGATCAAGGCCATTGATGATGTGCTTTACATCCGCCAGCGCGCTACCGTGTTACCGGTAGAGAAGGCCGATAGTCTTGGCGCGCCGTCACTCGATGCCGATCCGGAAGATGGCACCTGGTCCGGTGAAATCGTCACCGTGGATGAAGATACGGCGATGGACTTCGGTAAGCGCACTCTGACACCCACCCTCTGTTCCAAACTGGTGAAGATTTCCAAGAAACTGGTGCGCATTTCCAGCCTGAATATTGTGGACCTCGTGATCAGCCGCCTGGCTTACAAGTTCGGTGTGACAATGGAGAAGGCCTATCTGACCGGCACTGGCGCCGGGCAGCCGCTGGGCGTGTTCACCGCATCCGCCAACGGCATTCCGACCGGCCGCGATGTGTCCACGGACAACACTACAACCGCGATGACGTTTGACGGCCTGACGAATGCCAAATATTCACTGAAGGCTGGTTACTGGCGCAACGCGGACTGGATATTTCATCGTGACGGCGTGAAGCAGATCGCCAAGCTGAAAGATGGCGAAGGCCAGTACATGTGGCGTGAATCAGTGCGTGCCGGCGAACCGGACACCCTGATGGGTCGTCCGGTGCTGATGTCGGAATACGCACCGAACACCTTCACCACCGGACTCTATGTCGGCATCCTCGGTGACTTCAGCTACTACTGGATTGCTGATGCGATGGATCTCTCCGTGCAGGTGTTGCTGGAGCTCTATGCCGCCACACACCAGAACGGCTACATCGCCCGCTATGAAGGGGACGGCATGCCGGTGCTGGGTGAAGCGTTCGCCCGCGTGAAACTGGGTTAACCAGCAATCTGTAAATCAAAAGCCCGCTGATTCGCGGGCTTTTTTCTGAATTCCGTTTTTATTATAAAACTGATTGGAGGGTTTAATCATGAACCTCAGCAAAGATGTGAAAGTAACAATGGTGAAAGACGCACAGGCCAGCGCCGGCACTGCCATTAACAGTGACTCGGTGGACATGGCCGGTTTCGAAGGCGTGATATTTATCGGTCAGATCGATACGGCCGACGCTGCGAATTTCGCCAACGTCGCGCAATCGTCCGATGACAGCTCATTCGCCGATCTAACCGGCACGAAGGTCGTGCCCGGTGACAACGACGACAGTTTCCTGATCGATGTCTATAAGCCAGGCGACCGTTATGTGCGCTGTGAAATCGACCGCGGCGGCGCCAATACCGCCACCGGGCCGATCTATGCAATTCAGTACGGTGCGCAGGTGAAACCGACATCGCATGGCGCCACCATTGACGCGGAACTGCATGTCAGCCCGGCTGAAGGCACTGCATAATCTGCAGCACTTTTTAAAGGCGGGGCTTGCTCCGCCTTTTTATTTTATTTACGAGGTGACGAAATGAAACATCTTATCAAAATTCTTGTTGTGGCGACGGCAGTGCTGATGTTGCCTGTGACCGGGTTCGCTGCCTGTAATGTCCCGATTTGTGTGGAACAAGGCGGTGCCCGTCAGACGATCGGTTCCGGCGGCTCGCTGGATGTGGAATCCGGTGGTGAACTGGACATTGAATCCGGCGGCGCACTGAAGATCGCCGGCACGGCAGTCACATCCAGTGCCGCTGAATTGAATATCGCCGATGGTGTAACAGCGACTGCCGCCGAATTGAATTACCTGGACATCACCACGCTGGGTACCGGCGCCGCGAGCAAGGCGGTCGTGCTGGATACCGGTGATGATTACACCTGGCCCGCCGCCGGCATTCTGACCTACGGCGTTTTAAAAGATACGGCAGCCACAACTATTACCTCCACCGGCGCTGAGATAAATCTGCTGGATGGTTCGGTGGTGGCAAACAGTGTGGCCTCCAAGGCCGCGCTGGTGGATTCCGCCAAAAAATTACAAACCAACGCCAACAACGGCACGATGGAGACCGGCGTTACCGCTGTGCATTACGGCGATGGCGTGAACGTAACATCTGTTCTGACGCTGACCAACGTGGCGATCACGGTGGGATCCAGTGAGAACCTCGGTGTGGGCGCGTTGATCTATACGCTACCCGCCGGCGCCAACCTGGTGCGTGACGCCTATATGTCGGTGGACCTGTCCGGCGTGACCACCACCACTGATACCCCGGAAATCGGACTGGGCACGGTCATCGCCTCCGGTGTTGTCACTGCATTAAGCGGTACTGCGACTTTCGAGGACGTTATCACCGGCCAGGTAGCGGCAGACACCAACGGCACAGCGACCGTCAAGGGCGCCGGACCAACTGCCGGCGCCCCACTGGAGATCACCACGGCCGGCGCGCATACGATACATGTCAACCTGGCCGATGGCTGGGGCGCGAATGCCGATGCCGATGGTGTGCTGAACGGCACTGTCGTGATCAGTTATATCCGGCAGGACGATTAATTATGAAGATCGGTAAACTTCTGCTAGCGGCACTGCTCTGCCTGGCAGTATTTCCTGCCAGCGCCGAGTTTGTGCAACTGCAAACCATCTCGATCACCACCACATCTGGCGGCGCTGATACGGAATACACCGCGGTCGTCACCGGCTGCGTGGCGCAGGTGCGTTACGTGCCGCACGCTACCACGCCGCTCGATACCGGCGCGGACCTTGATATCACGCTGGAAACCAGCGGCGTGGTGGTGGCGAACCACGACGATATCGGCACCAGCGCGTTCACCAGCGTCTATCTGCAGGCGACGCACGGGGCAGACGGCAGCGCCTCGCTGTATGCGGCGGCAGGCGAACCGGTGGAAGCGCCTGTCTGCGTGGCCAATGACCGGCTGAAAGTGATCATCGGCAGCGGCGGTGATACCAAGTCAGGCACGTTTTACATCTGGATAAAATAAACCTGTTTCAACCTGGCCTTGGAGAGTGAACGATGGAAGAACTGAGGATTATCAGTTTCATTGCTGCGCTGTTTCAAGGCAACCCGGCGCTGATGGTGGCGATGTTCGGCTGGGTGGTGACGCTCGTCGTGTGGCAGCGTTCCGAAAAATATCACCGTGGTCAGTATCAGGTGATCGGCGACCGGCACGACCAGGAACGCAAGGATTTCGTCGGCGCCATACGTGATATGAAAGCGACCATGTGTTCGATGCGCGATATCATGATCAAGCTCGAGGCCCGGTTATGAACGATTCTATTGCAACGGTCAGCAAATGGCTGACACGCATTTTTGAACATGAAGCGGGTTACAGTAACGATCCGGATGATGATGGCAACTGGACCGGCGGCAAGACCGGCCAGGGTGAACTGAAAGGGACAAAGTTTGGTATTGCCGCGAACACTTATAGCCATCTCGATATTAAAAACCTGACGATTGACGAGGCAGCAGAAATTTATATCAAGGACTTTCTGCAGCCGTTACGCGCCGATCACTATGCCAACAGCGTGGCTTACCAGTTGCTGGACTTCGCCATCAACAGCGGCCAGGGCGGGGTAAAGACTGCCATCAAGCGGCTGCAACGGGCGGCCGGACTGGTTGCCGACGGCATCGTCGGACCGAAAACATTAATCAAGATGGCGCAATATACGGAGGCCGATCTGGTGATGCTGATTCTGTCGGAGCGCCTTTTTTACCTGACAACACTGGACAAGTGGAACCTGTATGGCAAAGGCTGGGCGCGGCGTATCGCGCAGAACCTGCGGTATGGTGCGGAGGATTCGTGAAACTCCCGCGCAAGACACTGCTGGCTATGTTGGCCGCAGTGATTGCGGGTCGCTCCTGTGCATCCTGCGCCCGCGACATTAGTGCATCCATGCACGTCATACCGGTGAGCCCGTTTGTGGTTGCCGGGTTTATTTTTATTGCATCGCTGTTTACTGATGCGTATGGCGATGATGGGGGGGTACGTAAAACTCCATGTCAGATATACCGTGATAATTTATATCGTGCTGGAATTCCACCGGGGCAAGTGATCGACATGGTTGCGGCGTGCATCAGTAATTATGAGCACCGGCGTACGTATTTATTAACCGACCCGAATGAGATTCAAAAATTCAGAAGCCGGACCTATATCGCACCGCCGCGGCTGGTGGAGAAAAATCAACGAGGTGAATCCAATGAATAAATTATTACTGGTGCTGGCTTGTGTGTTGCTGCTTGCCGGTTGTTCGACGCAGCC